GTCTGATAATTTGTTTAGTTTAATATTGTCTGCTTTAAGCGTTGCTATACTTGCTTCACTTGTTTCAACAGCACTTTCTAACTTAGCGTTGTTTAATCTTGCTATTTCCAAATTAGATTGTAGTTGTTTGACATAGAATAATCCACCTCCAGCCGCGGCTAGAACTATAAAAACTAATGCAATTTTTAATCCACTAAACATATTTGTATTTACCCTAGTAACTTTCCCAGCGTCTTAGGTCCGACTATACCATCAGCAACTAAGCCTTGACTTGATTGCCACTCTTTAACAATACGTGCAGTACCTGGACCAAAGATACCGTCAGCAGGTGAAATATCAAGTTTCTCTTGTACTTCTGCTACTAATGGACCACGTGATCCTACTCTGATAGTTTGATTGTAATCTGTTTCAGGCTCTTCAAAGTCACCACCTAGTACATCCATTGCATGTAGATAATGTTTCTTACGATCGTCTAATCCAATAGTGCCACCATTGATGCGTTTTGTAGCACCTACAACGTCCATGTTATCACAATACTTGTTTATGCCGTTTGTATCCCAGAACCAACATGCTGAGTCTAGTGCGCCTTTCTTAGTGCGTACATAGTCGGTTGCTTCTTCTGGAGTCATTTCCATTTCTTTAGCAAACTGTGTATAATTGTAACGTCCAGTTAACTGAAGTATACCACCACCGCGAAAGCGCCAGCCGTCACCGCTATCAGTGTCGCCGTTGTCCATACGTGAAGCGTAAATAACGTTTGCGATTTTTTCAGGTTGTCTATGATATTCATTTGCATCTCTGTTTGCTCGTCTAAAATACTTAGGAAAAATTGTGTTAAGTGCTTTGGCGCTGTAGTTTAAGTTTTCACTTAGTACTCTAAAGCCGCCGGACTCGTGTCCACACTGTGCTACAAACATTGCTACACGCTCTGCTGTATTTACTTCCCATAACGGAAGCACTTCTAACATTGCTTCGTACCAATCTTTCCAGTCGTCTCTATGAATAAGCTCTTCTGCCATCCATTCTTCGAAATCAAATTTAAAGTGTTCTTTAGCCATTATCTGTATCCTTTGTTTGGCATGCCTTACACCGACATTGCTCACATACTTTAATATTTATAATTTGGTTATCGCCGTCTTTATGATCTTTGAATAAACTTGTCCCGCAATGTGATCCGTGTCCGCAGTTTAAACAGTTGTTCATTTAAATCCTTTTTAGGTGTAGTCTATAACCTTCGTTTGTTAGTACAATAGTATTACCGTATTTGGTAATGTTATAGTCTCCTAATACTTTGGAAAGGAAAATTACTTCACCCATATCTTTCATGTTTATTGTTTCTTCAATCATAGGATCTCTACCAAAGTCAGTTACTTCAAATCTCATTGGTTGTGCATATGTATTTTTAACAATTAATGTTTCACCTAACATATCGATTGATTCAGCATAACTTTTAGTAAAGAAGTTTTTATAGTTTTCGTACTGTGTTTCGTTTATTGCAATTTCGTAACTTGATTGATCAACAGGTATAATTGCTAAATTTTCTTCGTCTAAGTCTCTACTTCTAAAATTCTTATAGTACCTAAACTTCATACTTTCTAAATCAGCTAATTTTTTGACACCGTCTGCAATTTCTAAAATATTATTTGATATATCTTTTGTGCGTTCTATTTCAACAAACACTTTATATGTACCATCTGACTGTTCACCTGAAGTAACGTCAGCATCAAGAACAAACGGATAACCTTTTTCAATAAAATTTTCTAAATCTTTTGCAGGCTCGTTTCCGTGTACACTAAATGCTAGTGTAACAATATCAGAATCTTCACCCATCTTAGATTTATAAGAATCAATTTCAATAATTTTATCTACTAGATGTCCTAGATCGTTTTTAAGTAAACCCATTATACTGTCTCTAACTCTTCGCCACCTACATCAGCAGTTGCTTCTGCACCTACATCAGCTTCTTGTGTTTCTGCTGGAACCGTAGGTTGTGATCCTGCATCAATTTCATAGTCAGTCATAGCTTTCATACCACCGTATATATCTGCAATTAATTTCTTAGGCATCATAATCTCTACTACCCAAATAGGTAATGTGTCTAACTTGCCTTTTTTAGTACCAGGGCGAATATCATCTGGTTTACGTATTTTACGTGGTCTAATAATCTTGTCTTTTTTATAGGTAACTTTACAGTCATAGTCTAATAGACGTTTTCCGCCCATTGGATCAGGCATTTCGTCTAATGGCCACATAAACGCACAGGTTACCCAATGTCTACTAATTTTAGGACCATGCACTATTTCGCCTTCTGACCAGTTATCATACACATATATGTCTAGATCGTCTAGCACTCTTTCAAAGTCTTTTAATACAGTGAATGCTACATCGCTGTCATATATTTCTGATATGTTTTTTACTACGTCTGTGATATCTTTCATTATATCGCCACCTATTCTATTATATAGTTATTTATCACATAAGTTGTGTTAGCACTTAACAGTTGACAAACCTAGATAAATATTTTTGTAAACAAAGTAAGAGTTTATAGAAGTCACATTAAAGGAGGACACTTCATGAGTGCAAAGCGAGCTCGCAAGAGCAAGAACTTTCACAATAATGTTGTTCAAATTAATAACTACCTTCCTGAAAAGCACAAAAATGTTAAAATTGTGCCTCGTAATAAGGCACAGGAATCTTACATGCTAACTCTGGCTGATGCAAAGAAAGACGTTGTCTTTGGTATTGGTCCGGCTGGTACTGGTAAGACTCTGATAGCAGTTTTAACATCAATTAAACTTTTTAAAGAAGGTGTTGTGGACAAAATTATTGTTACAAGACCGGCTGTTTCAGTTGACGAGGATCTAGGTTTTTTACCTGGCACCTTAGAACAAAAGATGGCCCCCTGGACTAGACCTATTTTTGACGTATTACGAGAGTATTTTACAGCAAAAGAAATTGAAGGCATGATTGCAGAAGGTGTACTAGAAATAGCACCGTTAGCATACATGCGTGGTCGAACGTTTAAAAAGGCATACATCATTGCTGACGAGATGCAAAACTCAACAGCTAATCAAATGAAGATGCTACTAACACGTTTAGGGGAAGGTTCCAAGATGGCCGTAACAGGAGACTTAAATCAAGCAGACAGAATGAAAGATAATGGCTTAATTGACTTTATTAATCATTTAGGTAAGTTTGGTAATGCGTCACACCTATCATCTATAGAATTTGGCCACCAAGATATCGAAAGGCATGACGCAGTGAGGGAGGTACTTGAAGTATACGGTGATGAATAGAGTCTAAAGCTCTTTCATTAACGGAAAAATTTCAGCGATAACTTTGGCACACGAATGGGCAATTTCCATATGTTCTTTTTGTGTGCCATTGGCACCGCGTAGATCAATATAATGAACCCAGCTTCTTAGGGTACCATTCATATACAGTCGTGTTTTTGTAAGACCTTCGGGTAATACTTTACGTGCTTGTTCTTTAGCAATACCTTTCTTAATAGCCCAATCATATTCTTTTTTGGCTAGTACTGCTATACGTCTTTGTGCATGTTCCCAATCAAGTTGTAACTTTGCATCGTCTACATCAACACTATTTTGTCTGTTCTTTGGATCCTGTAAACGTGCTTCACTGTATTCGAACATCTCACCTTGCTCTTTAGGATCTGCATAACGCTGTGAAAACTCTTGGAAAGCAAAACTACGGTGTCTTACAATTTGATGTGCAATATCACGTGTAGTATTAATTTCTAATACTGCATTAACCATTTCTAAAGGTGACCAATGTTGATGTTTAATCAAATACTTAATTAAACGTTCACTTGTTTCCATATTAATTTGTGCTGTAGGATTTGATACTTTGGCACAAAATGCAATAAGATCTTGAACATCAAAAAGTCCTTCTTTTAAAAACTCGTCTGCTGGTTTACTATAACTTACTAATTTAACGTTCACTTAAAACTCCATATCTGCCGCTACAATAAAGCGGTCTTGTTGTGATTGTACTACGCCTGGACGATGCCATACCGCTCCAGGATAAATCATCCAATGTCCTGTTTTCCAAGGTACAAAAAAGTTACCTTCACCTTCTGGACTAACAGGTGCTAATTCTGTTCCTGCTTTTTCTAAATCTTTTACATCATCAGGTAAGTGCATATAGTATACACCACTTACTGTTTTTGTTTCTTTATTATGATTATGATGATGCCAAAGTGTATCTCTAGTTTCAACGTGTTTTAAACTTGTACGAAAACTCCAGCTTTGTACATTCTTAATTTGAACTTCTCTACCTAAGTATCTAAAACAACTCCAAAGAAAACTCATCTTTAGATCTGTAAAGTCTTGGAACACATTCCAATCAGTTTGATACTTAGGACTGTTAGTCCAAAATTTACCAGAGTCTATACCAGTTGATACATCACGACACATTCTTTGTCTGTCGTCTTCTGTAAGTAAGTTGTTCCAATCGTAGTATTCATACTCAACCATTCTTTATATACCTATCTTCTGTACATTGTTGATCAAAGTCAACTCTATTATAATTATTTCTAGACATGATCCAGTCTATCTTTGCTCTATTTTCTTCATTCTCATATTCTATACTAAACATTTTAACATCATATTTAGAAAAGTCAAGTCCTGTTAAAACTTCAATTTCACTTCCTTCAACATCAATGCTTATGTAATCAATCTTATTAGGCGCATTATAAAGTTCTAACAAATCCGTAAGTGTAATTGTAAACACTTTATGATCGTTCATTTTAACAGGCATATCTTTGCTTACAAGACCATCTATACCACTTCGAAGATTCCAACCATAAAATTCTGATTGGTCACCTAAGTATTTAAAAGGTAATATTTTTCCTGATTCATTGTATACACAAAGGTCGCTAACTATTGTATCTCTAGCACCACACATACTTTTTAATGTAACAGGATTTGGATCTACACAGATGCCCTGCCATTTATAAAACTTTTCAAGCAAGTATGTATTACTAGCAGTAACTCCATCACTAGCACCAATATCAACAAAGAAACCTTTTCTATAATAGCTATTGTCCAACGCCCAAAAATCACAGCCGTTTTCGCTAAATTTTAAATTTGAACCTTCAGGACCCATTAACCTTGCCTATATACAATATGTACACCCCAAGGAGTAATCACAGGTGGACCAATATCGTCAACTTGAATTACTTTTACAGCATTACTAAAGTCAGGGTGCATTTTTTCTTCTTCAAACCATCCTAGCTCTCCGCCGTGTCTTGGACCACTTGCACATGCACTATGTTTGCCTGCCGCTTCGGTAAAACTAATTTTACTGCTTTTAATATCTTTTATTAGTTGTTCAGCATCAGCAACAGCAACACCTAAAGGTCTATCGTGAGAACTATTTGGTGATTTATCAAAACTTAATAAAATGTGTTTGCATTTTAATTTCATCTAATCTCCTGCTCCGGGTTTTTCAGAAAAGTATTTCATCTTGTCTTTTACGTCTGCCCATTCTTCTGCATCAGCTGGTACTTGTGATTCTTCTTTTGTTGTAATATTAGGCCAAGTGTTTGACCATTTATGATTAAGCTCGTAAAATTTATTATCAGTATCTTGAAAGTCTGTAATAATAGCATCTACTGGACATTCGGGTTCACATACTCCGCAGTCAATACATTCGTCTGGATTAATTACAAGCATGTTTTCGCCTTCATAAAAACAGTCTACAGGACATACTTCTACACAATCCATATGTTTACATTTAATACAGTTATCGTTGACTAGATAGGTCATAGCTCTCCTTTATCTCGCATTTCTGCACGTATGTTTGTTGCACTAATATTATGTATCTCTTTTCCTAAGTCATGTTCTGTAAAAGTGTAGCCTACACCTCGTCCGTAACTAATATCTACAATGTTGGGTACTTGCATAATAATATAGTCTACATGATGCTCGTAACCTTCTTGCTTTAATGCCCATTGTATATCACCACTAATAGTATGAAATTCAAACGGATTATCGTCTTGAGTTGCAGTACGTCCTGCGCCAGCGTCTTTACCTATAATGCCGCCAACGTCACGAACCATAATACATACTTGACCTGTTTCGGATATTGCACGTTTGAACAGTTCTGTATGTCCAGGATGCCAAGGTTGCCAACGTCCAAGCATTTGTGTTGTAGGTTTTTGTAAATCAAACGACATTGTTTCTCTCCATATAATTTTTTACTACTTCTGAAAGTTGTGCGTGTGTATCAGTAAACCATTCTTTTACATGGTAGTCAAAGTGTGTAGGTGCTTTAAACATTTTATTAGTATCTTCAAATCTTCCTTCTTTGATAGTATCCATCCAAACAGTATAGTTTGGCGCAAACTGTGTACGTGCTTCTTCTGTGGGGCACACAAAGTCAGCAACTGCAATTTTGCCGGCCATGACTACTCCATCAGCTAAATGACGCATACGCTGTGACTGTTGCATACGACCTTCCAGACTAAAGTTCCATTTAGTCATGTCTGGTCCTTCGTACTGTGTACGTACTGCATCAGCGTTAATGTGTACTGCTCCAATTAAGTCTGCAAAGGGTTTTGCAAGTGTAGTTTTCCCACTACCAGGTAGTCCAAATATTAAAATCTTCATTTACAATCTCGCTAATCTAATTAAGGTTGCGGCTAAATTAATCTCCGGATCGGAAACTAATGTATGATCTACAAGTCCTTGCTTAATAATTAGGATTGCACTTTCTTGCTTTTCTTCATCACCAAACAGATCAATGTTGTCATACAACCATTTGTATATATCTTCAATCTCTTCTGGCCTTGCTTGCGAACAGACTAGTTTACGTGCTTGTCCTATCTTACCCGCTTTAAACAATTCAACCATTTCAATCTTATAGTCAGCATCACCTGTATCTGCTTTAGCCGGCGGCACTAGTTTGCCGTCAACACAATTCATTTGCACCATGTTAATACATTTACGCAAATCAGGATACGTTGCTTTTACATAAGTGTCTAAGATATCCAAGTCTGGAGTAACACCTTCTGTAAGAACAATTTCTGCAACTCGTGCAGTAAATTCTGTTTGGTCAATACGTTCAATATGAAAGCCTTGACACCTGCTATGTAGTGCAGGAATAATTCTGTTAGGATAGTTACAAGTTAAAATAAATCTTGCTGTTGTATGATACTCCTCCATAACACCACGTAGTGCCGCCTGTGCGTTTGGACTTAAATAATCAGCCTCATCAAGTAGTACAACCTTAAACTCACCAAATGGAATCATTTGTACAAAGTTTACAATCTTATCACGCACATCTTCTACACTGTTTGTTCTACTAGCATTAATCTCTAGTATATCAAGATCGCCTACTTCTAATTGATTAAGAAGAATCTTTGCAAGTGTTGTCTTACCAATGCCTGCATTGCCACTAAACAGCAAATGCGGAATAGTACCATCTTTGATCCATTGATTAACTTGTTGCTTTTGTGCATCATCTCTAAATACATATCCATCAACTGTGCTTGGACGGTATTTCTCTACCCATAATTCTTTCATTTGTTACCTACCATTATTAATATTGCTATAAAGAAAAATGCAAACACAAGTACTGGTGCCGCATTTGAAATTTGTTTAGTGCTTGTTGGCTCAGGCTTCACATAATGCCCGCCCATATAATCTCTATCCCAAGCATCTCGTCTTGTATCTATTTTCTTTTTCATTTTGTTATTCCGAAATGTTTATATGTTTGCTGTAAGCATTTTGCTTGATAGTAACAATCTGCTAGTGCATTGTGTAATTGCTCTTGTATTGCTTTACGTGGATCACTAGGCATCATTGCAAACGCAGTTCTACTATCTCTAATTTGCCAAAAGTTCCACGGACAAGGCTTGCCAACGTTCTTGTATAAGTTTTGTAATATTGCATAATCAAATAAAGGTCCTTGACACCATAGATAATCAACTCCAACACACCATTTGTTAAGTTGTTTTGTTAAGCTATCCATATTTACTCGCTCATGATCTCCAAAGGCTTCGTCTTGGATTTCTTGCTTTTGTTTACTCCACCATGCTAATGTATTGTCGTCAATACTCCGACCATATTTTTCTGATTGTTCTTCTACGTCACAACGTAGATACAAACCATGATTGGGTTCAGCATCACTGAACGGATCAAATTTTACCGCACCTAGAGTAATAATAACACTATCTGGCTCAACGCCAAGTGTCTCCAAGTCAATCATTCCGTGTGTTGCCATTAACCTTTCCTATTTTCTTGACCTATTGCACTTATGATAAGCAGTATATAAAGTATAGGCCATCCCCATCCTGTAATCATACCGGTTAAATGCAACGTCATTAATGCTACACCAGCTAGGCCTGTTGTGCCTATGCTACTTGTTTGTGGTTTTGGAAATTTCATATGCTACTCCGTATAATCTCATTTTATACATTATAGCGTATTAAGGTAGGAATGTCAACCAGTTTTGGTAACAATATTGTATATATCTTCCCAGGAATTAGCTCTTATTACACCTTCATGCTCAAAATCTTTGTTGTATTCATGTGTAATTAAGATAGGCTTATGTCCTGCTTTAAGTCCTGCAATACAGTTTTCAGGCTTATCTTCAATCCACCAATGTCCTGGCTTCCATTTTTTTAAGTGTTCGTCCTTATCAGAACCTGTCGCAATACAAGTACAGTCTGTAATTACTTCATCACCAAATACTTGTTCTAGATTATATCTACGTATGTCGCCAGCACACTTATCTTCGCTTTGACTAGTAAGACATTCAAAGATGTAACCTCGTCTTCCTAATCTCTCAACATATTCAACAGCACCAGGCATGGGATCTAAATATCCCATCCAAGCACTTTCGTTAAATTGACATACTAACTTATCTGCTAGGTCTTGTTCTAGTCCGTAGCGTGTTGATTGTTTGTATACGTTTGGAGTTTTTACAGTGTAGCCTTTAGAAGCCATCCACTTACTAAAGGATGCCTCCCATACTAGAAGTACACCGTCTACGTCAGTTAATATTGGTAACAAATTAGATGTCGCCTTCTTGTCTATTTTCTGAATAGTAAGGATCGAATGATCCGCCCGGATAACGCTTTTCTAATTTTTTAACATTTTCAGCAATAACATCATTTGGGTCAACACCTAATGCAGTACAACTATTCATCCAGTACCACATAATATCACCAAGCTCACGCATTGCATGATATTGTGTATCTTCGTCCATGGGCTTGCCTTGGAATACACACTTCTTAATAATTTCCATAAACTCACCACCTTCTGCACTAATACCAATAGCCCCAGTCATTAGCAATGACATGTTTACGCCCATCTTACTTTCAGTTGTTTCAATATCAACTATACGATTATACATCTGCATACTTGATAGTGATTCACCACTAGTAACTTCTCGCACGAAATCTTTATACTTGTTTAAGTCTACATTCTTCAATTTATTTACTTTCTCTATTGATTCATTTGCCCGTGGGCGTTTGTAAAGTCTTCCGGTCTTGCTTTGTCTCCGCTTAGATCCATTTCTTCACCAATGCGTAAATCATTTGATGGTGCTTCTTCACTCCATCCAATAATACTTTCAGTTTCAACCATCCTAATAGTAACAGGTTCTCCTGCTAAATGAAGTTCAAGTCCTCTAGTCCAACGTCCATGTTCAATTAAAATCCAATGTCCTTCTTCGTATGGATCTTTGTTCTCTGGACCTTTAGCATATACTTGTCCCCAACGTGGATAAATGCCTCTAGTTTCACCGTCGTCACTTCTAATAATAATTCCACCTTTAGTAGTTTGTTCACCAAAGTGCATATTATGTACTAGTACTCTATTTCTGATTGGACGAATACTTTCTGCCTCAATCTTTCCTTGAATACCTTTTCGGCCTTGGGCCATTGCTTGATAATCAATTGACATTAGTCACCTCTTTTTACAAAGTTGCCGTCTGCGTCTTCTACCCATTCATCAGCTTCTTCTTTTGCTTCAGCTTTTGTTTGGCCTACTTTTGCTTTAGTAGAACGTGCCTTAGGTGCTTCAACTTCTGTTGCTTCAACTACTGGCTCTTCTACTACTGGTGCTTTTTCAGATGCTTCAAACTGTGTAGGCTCAACATTATCTTCATAAAAATCACGTAAAACGTCTTCACGCTTTTTAATAATCTTTCCGCCAGCGCCTAGTTCGTCGCCTCTAGCATTAACACGAACGTTACCAACTGCTGGTGTTAGTTCGTTTCTTTGTCTTAACAAATCCATATCAACAGGTTTACCCTGCATTGATCTGTATTGTTTTCGACCTGTTTGTTTTACTGCCATCTTCTTCTCCTGGTTATATACTTACTTATCTCAAGAACTCTCTCCAATCCAGGTCAAACTGGATTGAATCTATTTTATGTACACCAATTAAATATAACACATAACTTGCTACACTTGATCCTCTACCTACACCCCATACAATATTGTTTTCACGCATAAAGTCTACTAAGTAGATCATGTAACGTAATAAGTTGTGCATATCACGTTGCTTGTATTGTTCCATTTCTTCCCAAATACGATCTTGTACATGTTGTGGACAAGGTGTTTCTGCCTTACCTAATACATATTCATAAACATTAATGTCTTTATACTCATCAGGCATAAACCATTCACCTTGACATACTCCATCAAAGGTCTTTTGATCTACATCTAAGGGAATATATTTTTGTAGTTTATTAAGGCCTTGTTCTTCCATAGCCTCATTAAATTGTTCTACATCATCAGATGCATCACAGAGAACTACATGACACTTATCAGCGTTTCCACTATAAATCATGTCGACAAGGTCTTTGTTATTAAATCTCGGAATACCGAGTGAGTCTGTTTTCATAAGCATACATGTATTTTAACTGATATTAATCAGTTTGTCAAGATCTAAATCGCCATTTTGTTGATTTTCTTTGTCTTGAATTCGGATTTTGGCTTCTTTTACAAGAGCTTCTTGCTTGTAGTATTCAATAAACGTTGTAATTTGTTGTTGAACCTGAGGATTATTGGTTGCAAAATATTTTGAAGTTAGTTCTGTAATCTTATCGTATAGTTGCGATACGGTCATATCTGATGTATCTTCTGCAAACGGATGCATCTTACTGATAGATACCTAAGTATTCAGCCCATACAGTTGCACCACTATCATAACTTACAAAGTCAAATGCATAATACTTAGATGCTTCACCAACATCTGGAGCACCAATTACTGCTGTAAGATCACTAGTTGGCCAGTTACTACTTGTTTTAATAGTTCCACCGCCTGCATTACTTGCAAGTGTAATAGTTCTATTAGTAGCACTACCTGCCGCAAGATCGCTTTTAATGTGTAAACGTACTCTACCTGTTCTTGCTAGTGTACTTGACCAGTTAGATAAAGTAAGCGTAATATCTGCACCTACTGTAAACTCTTGATAAGCACCGTTGTCAAGGTTAACATTTTGACTAGTATTAATTGTTGCGCCTGCAATATATCCTGTTTCAGTAGTATTTTGAAAGTTTGCATTATTAATTGTATTTCCTAAGAAATTATTATCTGCATTCTTTACTGCACCGTTAGTTTGTATTGATTCAATTTCTGTTTTTGCCGCTACAAAGTTTGCCTTAATTGTTGTGAAATTATCACGAAATCCCTGCGAGTCATTATCTTGTCCCGCTATAGGAAAATCACTGTTAATTCCTGTATCACTAATATTACTTGCCATAGTTTATCCTCTCGTTGCTATTATTTATCAGCATTATACATTGAACTGGTAGTTTGCGAACGGAACATACTGCTCGTTACTATTACCATCTGTACTGTCGATATTGTATCTTTCAATTTCAATATCTAGTTGTTTAAAGTTAAAATTACTATTGTTAATGTTAAGTATTATACTATCAGCTTCACCTGGTCTACAGTAACATAGTGGTATTGCTAGTTTAAAGCCTAGTTCTGCTTGTCCTGCTGTTTGTGCAGTACGCATCCACAAAGGGTAAAACTCTCTAAGATTTTTACCAATAGCTCTTATTCTATCTCTCATATTAGTAATGTTACTAATATACTTTCTTTGGTCATTACTGTCACTAATTTTTATAGCATCACTATCAATTTTTATAGTATTTGTTATTGGACGCAATCTTAATGGATCTGAACTAATACTATCATCAATGCTTTGACTGCTAATAGTTGTACCATCTTGTAGTTCAACTGTAATACTACCACCTGAAGCAAATGATACAGGTCCTATTCTAGTATAAAAAGAAATTGTTCCTGTATTAGCAGGACTAAGTCCATCACCACCTCGTAGTCCTAAGTCAAAAAATCCTTGTCCTGTACCTACACCAGTATTATCATCTGTAACAGAGTACTGAATTTGATCTACTGTAACTTCATTGTTTGTTTGAATAGTAAAATCAGTCTTTGTTTTTCCTTTACCTACGTCAGGTTCTGCAGGGTCAATTACATCTACATATATTACTTCGTATACAGAACTATTACTTCCTGGATTCTTAGCTACTGCTTTTTTAACAGCCCCAAGTCTATACTTTTTTCTTTTATGATTCTTAGCTACTGCCGCAACAAACTCGCCAATCTTTTTTGTTTCAATACCAGCATAAGCTAACATTTTAATTTGTGGTTGTAATCCAAATGTTTCGTCGTTTGGTCTATAAATGCTTCCTGGTGTAAAAATAGTAGGGTCTGATATAAAGTTTCTAAACGTGTTGCGTTGTGCTTGTTTTAATAAAGGAACCATTAATACACTACTATAAAGAGTATCATCTGGATCGGTTGTTGTAATAGTAAATGTTCTTGTTGTTGCACTAAACTGAAACTGGTCTTGTGCTTTTATAGTGAATACATAACTTCTGTCAATAGTAGTTGTTGCACCGTCAAATGTTGTTTGTGTTGTAGCTTTGTCAATAGTAGTAAGTCCTGGCTTTCCTGGCTCACCAAATTGTTTAATTTTACCTTGTAACTGTCCGTCAATTGCTAACGAAAGCCCTGGAGGTAGTTTTCCAGAGTCTAAAGTATATAATACAACAGCATTAGGTACACTACTTGTTGCACTAACATTTAGTGTACTAACAAAGTTAGCTCTTAAGTTTCCTAGTGCGGCTGAAGTATTCCATGTAATAGCACTTTCAACTTCGCCTAATAGTTTAACTGTAAATTCTTTATCTTTAGCTACTGTTGGATTAAACAATGATGTTGTTCTTTTAGTAAAACTATAAAACGACATAGTAACAACTTTATTTGCAACAGTTGCTCCAAATGCATCATAAGTTTTGTAACCTATGTTTGCAATAGTTCCTAAAAACGACCCTCTTAAGTAATCAACACTACCTACTTCAATTTTTGTATTTGCTTTGTCAGCTGATGTAGATGTTACTCTGCCATTTTCTATAGTCCATACTGACTTGCCAATAATATTAATTGCCTTATAACTCTTGTTATCACCCGAGTCTGCTTCTGTTACAGGAACTTCATTGAATACAATCCAACCTGTTGCTCCTAACCCGTTAAACAAACTATCAGCAAAGTCACTAAATGCTACATTATCTGCACCACTCCAAGTTTCTCCAACTCCGATATTATTTGCAAGTGATTCTGTAGATGTAGTTTCTTTAGATCCAATTTGTCTTAAGGCTTCAATAGTAAATTTATATTCTGTAGTAACTGCTGGTTGATAAGGAATACGTCCTGCAATTTCTCCTGAAGTACTATCAATAGACATACCTGGTGGTAATGTACTTGCACTACCGTCTGCATTAGAATCTTTAACTGTAAAACTAATAATACCTGTATTACTAGTAGGATCGTAAACGTCAAGGAATAATGTTACATAGTTGTTTGCTCTACGATATCCTAAGTCGCTCGGTGTTAACCAAACAGGAGCTCTTAGATACGTATTGTCTGCTGTAAATAACCCAGTAGCAAGTTGCATAATTGTGTTATCTGATCTTAGGAAGTCATCTCCTACAAGATAGATTTGAAATTTACGTTTAGCAATTACAATGTTGTCACTAGCACTTACAGTAAATTCGTAGTATCTATTTAATTTTTTTGGGCTTCTAGTAGGAACAGCATAGTCATAAAATGTTGTATCGTAGTAATAGCTTTCAAAACCGTTTGCACTTTTTACGCCAAAGTCGAATGGAAAAGATCCGTATACATTACTATCAAAGTAGCCACTTGATGATCTTTTTTCTAATGCTAATATTGGATCAACTACTCCAGTAAGTTTACCTGTTGTTCTTCCTAGTGTAATCCCTGGAGGTAGTTCGCCATCGTTATCAGCAATAAAATATTCAATAGTATCGCCTGCTGGTAAGTCAGGATCAATAACTTGTAGTTGAAAATCTAATGGACTACTATCTAGTATATAAAATCTATTATTAGGACCAATAGGTAAAGGCCCTTCATTTGTAACCCAAACTGGAGAATCAGCACCATCAATTGTTATTTGTAATGTTATATCTTCTTTGTCATTACCTTTTACTGCACGAAGAACAAATCTAAACGTTTTCAATCTGTTTACTTCAAAAGGGGTGCCTAATAAGTTATCACCAGAGATTCTTAATCCACCTGGTAACTTTCCGCTAATAAGCGAAAGAGTACAACCAGTTGTAATTGGTAACGCAATAGTTTGCGTAATACTTTCTTGATATGTACCTAAGTTGTGCCCTGGATTAACAGTCCATAATTGCGCCATGCAAAACTCCCTATAGCGTTCCCATATCTGCTTCGACTGCCGTTGATGCTGTAAACGTTTCAGTTCCGTTATCGTAATCAATTGCTAAATTATGTGCTAGATATTCTAATGTACTAGTAAACACTGTAGGAACTGCTTCGCCCATATCTAATGTTAGATATTGCTGTAATCCATCAAATGTTCTTATATCGAGACCGTGTACATTACCAGTCATGTTACCTACGTTAGTAATGTTATTTGTCTGTGCGTTTAGTGTCGCTGTAAGTTTAGGATCTGTATCAGTCTGTACAGAAGTTACACTGCTAATTGTAAGTGTAGTTCCGCTTAAATTTGTTGTAGTAGTTCCACCGCCTGCAAGTGTTAATGCATTACCGTTAGAATCTAGTGTAATATTATTATTGTCTGCAAATACTTGTACACTAGGAAGTCCTGTTGATGTACTATTAATTGTAATAGCGTTAGCATCAGCCGCAAGTGTTATTGCTGTGCCTGCTATAATCTTTTTAAACTGTAGTTCAGTTCCACTTATTTGACCAAACACACCTTCGCCAGCACTGCCTAAGTTAGCAACAGTAGTTGATTCACCACTTCTAGCATTAAGTTCTGTAAAGTTATTGTTTACTTTTACAAACGCTTCACGTAGATCATCACCTGTACCGTCGTTTGCAATAGTTCCAATATTGATAGTTTGTATTGCCATGTAAGTCTCCTATACTATATTTATCGCTTCTTCAGTCCTATAACATTACTTGTAAAAGGAACAGCATTATTATATCTATTAAACAACATTCTGTTATTCCCCCCACAAATATCAGTTGTATCGCCGTAGTTACTATTATTTGATTCGTCTTTTAAAACAGATAAAGCATCGTTTTCAAGTTTGCTTTTTAATTGTGCTGGAGTTAGGCTAGGATCAGCTTGTAGATATAATGCACCCACTCCGCAAACCTGCGGTGAAGCCATAGACGTTCCACTAATATTTGTTTGCTTAAAACTAGAGTTGCCAAAGTATTGTGTGTTTCCGAATCTAGTAACAGTGCTACATGCACTTACGATGTTTTCTCCAGCGGCAAAAATATTTACTCCTGGTCCTGTTGAACTAAAACTTGTTTTTCTTTCTGTTGTTGCATCTTGTGGAGTGCTATCTGTACAGCCTACTATAAGTGCCTCGTCATCAAAGGGAGAACTACCTCTATGGTAATAATTATTTGATCCACCACCGTAAAAAATAATATTATTGTAATCAGGATCACTGCTATTAGCAATTTTAAAACTATTGTTACCTGCCGCAATACAAATATGTACACCGGCATCTATACAATCTTGCACATCTGCATCTACAGATGCTAATCTTACAGGACCTCGATAACCTCCGCTTGCATAGTAAGGATAAAATCCATATGTATCTCTGTGATAAGTTGTACCAGTGCTCCAGCCTGCTGTACCAGAATTATAATTTGCTCCTCTATATACATAACTGTTTATGTTTGTAAAAGAACTTCCCATGTAAAAACTATATCCCCAACTTGCATTTACTATGGTAGGTCTTTTATAACCAGTGTTTGGGTCTATAGGTTTATTTTCATGCCAGCCTTTTATTACATCAAAACATAAACTTGTGCTTATTCCGCCCGAGTCGCCTGTTCCTTCTAAACCTGATACTTTCACACTATAAATTCTAGCATTAGTTGCCCAACCAAAATTTAATCCTGTTGCAGTTCCGCCACAATGTGTTCCGTGTCCGTCATAGTCTCTATAATGGTTTGAACTTTGAAATCCTGATACTCCACTAGCTGAATACCAATCAATTAGTTGTACTCTTGATACTCCATTAGCATCTTGAAATTCTGGATGATCAACTTGTAATCCGCTATCTTGAATTACAATATCAACACCTGTTCCGTCCATTGAATGTGGTCTGCCAAAAGGATTAGTAGCTAATGAAGTTGATGTGCCGTATTTGTTTTCTACAAAACTATGTCTGATCTTCCCCCAGTCTCTATAATCTCCTGAGTCGCTTGATGATTTATTAAAATTAGCAGTTTGTGTTGCTTGGTATCCTATACCTATATCGTCTCTGTCTTCTGGACGTAGTTGTACATCTGTAACTCTACCATCGTTACGCAAAGTTTCAGCCTCTGCTTGTGTTAATGCGTAGTGTGTATTTCTTGTAGATAGTACTCTTGGATCTGCAACGTCAACAGTTCTATTTGGAATGTCTCCAGCGCCTGTTGTCGAAATCATTTCTTGGTTGAATTCTGCGTAATCAACACCCTTATTGAGTGTGACAATATATTCTCTTTCACTCATGCTTACTCCTAGTGCAAGTCAACCCAAGCACCGTTGGCATAACCTTGGAACTTGTTAGTTGTAGTATTATAAATCATATCTGCATTGCCTGGTGTTAAGCTATTTCTTTCTGTTGTTGTATAACTAGCAAGTCTTAAAGGACTTTGCGTAATTCTAACTTGATCAGTAGCTCTTAGCTCAATTGAACTGTTACTATCTATTGCAGGTATACCTATACCATTACTTTCAAAACTATCTGCTGTAAATTTCTGTGCATTAATATTTCCATCTACTACAAGATCACTGCTCATTCTAACACTAGGTGTCATTACAATTTGTGAACTGTCATCAGTATCTATTACGCTAGAACTAAATGTAAAGTTACCAACTGAGTCGCCGCCTGTAGCGTTAGTCCAAATGCCGCCAACATATTTTATAGTTTGTCCTGCTTGTGGACTATTAATACTAACATCTGATAGTGTAGTAATACTAGTTGTTGATAGGTCTGTTAGATAACCACTAAGTTCTGATTGATTTGCTAATCGCACCCAGTTACCAGCGTGAGCAAAGTAACCTGCTCCTGTGCCGTGAACGTGTGCAAACATTCCATGATAAGTTGAAGCACTTGGTAAATCGCCTTCAGTTGAAAATACGTTTGCAAAGTAAACTTTGCCTGTTGTAGTAATATCATTACTACCCATATTTAAAGTGCTACCAATTGATAATGCACTTAACGGAATATTTGTTAAGTTAGCACCGCTTCCATGAAAGTTAGTTGCATATGCATTTGAATAAACATTATTACTTGCACCTAAGTTATATGTTGCAGTAGCGTAAGGTGTTACATTACCAAAGCTCACGCTATCACTAACTTCTGAACCACCTGCTAATACTTGACTAAGTGTAATACCTGTTAAACTTGTACCACTACCAATAAACGAAGTAGCATTAACATCACCTGCTACTGTAAGTTTGTGTGAAGGTGTTGTAGTAAAGATACCAACACGCTTTGTACCTGTGTCAATTTTAATTGCAGTCTCTGTACCTGTGATTGGTTTTACATTGATATCTAAATCTTGTTCATCTACTGTGCTTTCAATAATTACAGCATTGTCTACACGTAATTTAAGATTATCATCTGTACCAACTACTATTCCTGTATTACTATTAAATGTTACACTACCGTTTTGTGTATAACTTTGGTTTGCACTAATAGAATCAGTAATGCCGTAACCTGATAGTGTAGTTGGTAATCCAACTATTGAACTAAAGTTACCATCAAACAAACTAGGTCTGTTGTTTAAGTTATTATAATCTAAAAAGTAAGGACTATCAAATCCATCAAGTGTATCAGCATTTAGTCCGCCACCACCTGATGTAGCATCGTTAGCTGGTGCCCATCTAAGTCCATCCCACTTTAATACTTGTCCTGGAGTTGGTGGTGTACCTTGTGTATCAACATCTGATAAATCACTAATGTCGTTAACTAAGTCTGGTCTGTTTGATAAACTATTATAACTTCCATTTATTGCTACTGCGGCTAAACTAGGTGTACCAACAATTTCACTATAGTTAATAAAACTGTTTACCCATGCTCCGTTATTATCTTGGCCTGCTGTTGTATTCCATTTTAATACGTTACTTGATGCTAGTCCTGTTAGGTCAGTAACAAGTCCACTACCTCCGGAGCCACCGCCACCACCACCTGTTGCGGCAATAGTAATAGTTCCGTTTAAGTCATCGTATGTAATATCAATTCCGCTACCTTCTCTAAGGATAGCATTTACTCTGTCATCAACTCTTTCGTTTGTAAAGTATTGATTAGTACCTTCTGTTAATTCTGTTGTGCTTGCGGCTACAGTAGGTTTATCTGCTAAGTCATTCCAACTGCCACTAAAAGGATTATAGTTAACTCCAGCAAGTGTAAGTCCTGTTGCAGAAATCATTCCTGCTCCAGTAATACCTGAGCCTGTTAAGTCTAAATTATCACCTATTGGTAATTCTTTTAGTTTGTTGCTATCGTCTCTATCAACTATGAGTGGTATTCTGTTTGCCATATTCTTTTCCTTATAATGCCGCTATTCTAGTTTTGAAGTCTGCAAAGTCGGCACTTGCCGCTACCTCTGTTTTTAGTGTTGTTAATGTAATTGTTTCTGCTTGTAATGCACTTGCCGCTAAAGTACCTTGTGCAGAAGTTGCCGCATCAGTAATTCCGTAACCAGCTAATGTAGTTGGCTTACTTGTAAGTGAGGCAAACGTCTGTGCTGGAATAGTTAAGTTTGTAAGATTACTTCCGTTTAACGCTGGAAGTGTACCAACTAATACTGCCGCTGTAATTGTTCCGTTAACAGCATCAACTAATAGTGTCGAATCATCAGCGAATACAGATCCGTTAATATCTCTATTTTTATTTGTAACAGCAAGCTCTGCAAAGTTAGCGTTAATTTTTGTAAATGCAGTTCTTAATGGATCGCCATCGCCTTTGTTTGCACTTGATCCAATATTAATTGTTTGAATAGCCATTATACTCTCCCTACCACAACTTCAACGAACCCTGGTTCATCTCCGTCTTTAGTTCCAACTGCTTTACCAATAACAGTTCCTACTAGTGGATCGTTCTGTACCATACCATAACCTGGAATTGCACTAGATACAATTATATCACCTTTCTCAACAGCACCAATTACTTTACAAGGTACTCTACCCTGTAGTGCTAATGCTGTAACATAATCTCCGTGTAAATCACTATTCATTAAGTGTGCTGGGTTAGTTGAAACAACACCAGCAACTTTTCTATCTGCTTTATGCATAGTAGTTGTTATTTCTTGTTCACCACCAAATACTAAAACAGTGCCTGCTTCATACTCTGCATCAGCTAAGTAATTCTCAGCCAAGTCAGCGTATTGTGCCGCTGTGGCAGTTCCGTGGAATGTACCAAATTTTAATGCCGATGTACCTATATCGTATCCACCGTTAGTACTTGGAGTCATAGCCGCTTGTTTAAATACTACTGCCGCTGTATTATTATTAGCAACAATAGCAACTTCACCTGCACTACTAAATCCTGTACCAGCACCTATACCAATACCTGTACTTGAAGTACTCTTTTCACCTGGTGCTTCAATAAACGAAGTGTACATCCAGTCACTTGCTACTCTTGGTTTATTTAATGTAGCATCAGTTGGATCACCATAGCTACTGTTCTGTTGGAAGAACGATGCTGTAACACTTGTGTTACCTACTTGTATTGATCCTGGGAATGTTGTAGTTGTATTACTTGGAACTGTACCAACTGTACCAAACACTGTTGCACCACCTGGTGTTTTCATTGTCATTGTTAAGTTGGTTTGATCTAAGATATCATAGTTATCTAGTTTAATCTTCTGTGCATCAATACTACCATCTGCACCTGTTTTAACAATTCTATCAGCAACACCTGTTGTAGTAAATGAACCACCAGTGTTAACAACGTCTGCAAAAGTAATTGCACTTGCATCACCTGTGCCTGTAGCACTTCTAGCAAATACTGTGTTTTGTGCAATGTCTGGTAAGTCAGCAAAGTCAACACTACTTGCTTTTAGTGTTACCCAACCATCTGTTACTGTAAAGTCATCTGCATCAAATGCTGATAGTCCTAAATCACTTTGTGCAATACTTGTTGCGTTAGCTCTTGTAGTTGCCGCTTGCATTGTAAGTTTGCTTTGTATAATTCCTGCTGTAGGACTTACATCACCATTTACAATTACTTCTGAACTAATTGCCGCTGTTGCAACATTACTACCGTTACTTGTAAACACAACATCACCTGTAACAGTATGATTGTCATAAAGTCCTCCATGGAACATTAAGATATCATTGTTTACTCTATTACCAATGTCTGTACCAATTGCTTCTGTATCAAATGGTGTTCTAGCATCTACATATGATTTTGTAGTTACATCTTGTGGGTTAGTTGGATCACTGTGGTTGTAAATCTTATTACTACCAGCATTAATGTTTCCTGTAATTGGAGTAGTACCATCTCTAGCAATAGCACCTGGACCAATAGTACCAATTGAAAGTATTACACCATCTCTATCAAAATGTAATCTTTTCTCTATAAATTTCTCTGTAGCAAATTCTGTAGGTACTGCCGCCGGATCACCATCTGCCATTGTATCGTCATTACTAAATTCTGTAATTCTAACACCTTGTCTAAATCCTAATCCATCTAAGTTACTAATAGCAATACTTGCCGCAAATGTAACTGTACCTGTTCCTTGGTCTACACTAAAGAATTTACCAACTCTAAAGAATCCATCTTGGTCAGTACTTGCAAAGAACACTCTACCTTTACCACGTTCGCTAACTTCTGCATCTTGGTTAGCACTAATAGTTGGCTGTCCGTAGATAATACTTGGATAGTTAGTAGTATTAAATCCACCTGTACCAATTTTATCAAAGTCGTGTCCGTTAGCTCTTAGAGTTGAAATACCAACTGTAATAGTACCAGCTTCGTTGTCTTGTAATGATAATGGAATAGTTCTTGTTGCCGCAGGACTAAATCTCATATCTGCCGCTAGTCCACCTCCAGTATATAGTCCATTGTTACTGTTAATGTTCGAAGCCGCTAAATCGTTAAGTTCAACAGTAGCATATCCTGATCTTGCTGTATAGTTTGCAACAATATGTGTCTTACCATTAAAGGAGAATATCATATCATTGTTGTTAATACGAGCTTGTTGTGTTGCTGTTAGTGTATCAATAGCAAGTACAACGTCACCTGCTGTCGCACCCATTGTAGTACCAACACCAGCATATGTATTCAATGCCGCTTCAGTATTTCTAAGTGTTAAGTTTAAGTGACTAAACGCTGAGTCCATAACAACTTGGAATCTATCACTTGCTAATGCACTACCGTCTGCGTCTTGATTATTAAAACTAATACTTCTGTAAACTTGATCTGGATTTTCTGTAAATATAACCGCAGTAGAAGGTCTTGTTGCTGTTACACCATTTAGGTCATCTAACAAGTGGTTTTTGTTCATTCTTAGAACAGCGTATGCACTTGCATCACTGTTTGGCGTAGGATTGTGTGCGCCTGTAATAGCCGTTTCTAATCCAGTGTCGCCTGACACACTTAATCTGTAGATAGGTAAGTTTGCACCTTTACGTCCTGTTGGACCAGTAGCACCTGTGTATCCACCAATATTACTTGTTGTTACTGCAACAATACTTGTTGCTGTAACTTCGTATGTATTCACTCCTGTTGCTGTATAAATGTCAATCAAACTGTTTGGATATGGCATGTAATCACAGTCGTAAACAAATATACTAAATGATCCAGCCGCGTGTGCAAATGTGCCAAAGCCATATGTATTTGTAGCATCGTTAAATACTTTACCAGGCTGTTGCATATTTCTTAGTGTTGTAATTGCATCAACAGTTTCGTTTGGATCTGATCCTGCCGCAACTAAACCAAAGTTACCATTTGCGTTAGAACAGTTAAGAGCTCTAATCTCTGAACCGTTGTTACTAAAGAACGCTGTATGGTTATAGTAAGTAAATGTTGAAACTTGCTCTGACAGTGCCGCGTTGTTACAGAACAATCCGTAACCTAAATCGTTAACCTGAGTATAGTCGTTTGCCAACATACTTCTGTTACCAGCAGTTTGAACATATATCTGTTGTGGGAATGTAGTATCAGTATAACCATTACCTTCGTTTGAAAGTTTGTTAATTAATAGTTTTGCTGTACCTGTTCCGCCATCGTATTCTGAAACAGCATCAACTTGATAACGTACACCGTTAATAAAGAACGGAGCAGGTGTCTGTGGTTTTCTAATTCTTAAACCTGTGCCTGCATCTGATTGTACATTAAGTGTAAAGTTGTCGTCTTTGCTTGTAATCTTAGTTTCTAAGTTACCTGAGAAACCATCAATATACATACCTCCTCTAAAGGCTTGCTTGTTAACACTGCCTGAGAAACTACCACAAACCTGTGTGTATGGTGATTTAACTAATACTTGTCCTGCTGGATCAAGTACCTGTGCAAATCCTCCATGTCCTTGGAATGACATGTTTGCTAGTCTTGTAGCATCATTCATTAAGAACACATCCATCTGGTTGTTCAGTTTAGGTGTACTTGCGGCATTACTTGGATCAGTTAAATAGTGATAACCGTAGTTAACAGTCTTCTTAACATGCCAAGCACCACTTGCAATTCCACTTAGGTTTGGTAGTATGTCAGTAGTAAGTGTAACTTCAAAGTCGCTTCCACCATCAGCATTACTAATAAGTCCTACAGCACCATTGTCTGTGTAAAACCAAGCACCGTCCCAAGCAATAGGAGCAACGTTGTCTGCTGGTGTTACTGTAATTTTTCCGCCTACACTATTATTACCTGTCATTGTAATAGCTTGTGGTGTTGCTATGTCAGCGCCTGTGTAGTCTGTAATTTTTAAATTGTCTAGTAATTTGTCTCTGTAAAAATATGTTGTTGCCCAAGGTGATTGTGAAATTCTTGGAGCAGGTCTAATTTGACAACGTCTAAAGTCTGAACCTTTAACTGAAACGTTAGCAGGAACTTTCAACGGATAGTCTTCGTAGTAAATACCTGTTTCAACGTGTACAGTAATTTGTTTTTCTTTAGTTCCGTTACCGTATTCTAATTCTTCACCAATTCTAAAGTCTCTTGGCTCAACTAGTACAACTTCTGCTCTGTCGTATGCTGTACCGCCTAAATCTACACCACTTGTATATTTTACAATACGTCCTCTAGCACCTGATGTTTTACCAATAATAATTTTACCTGGAAGGATATCAACGTTAGTGTTAACACCTTGGTCAGTACTATCATTACCTATTCCGTTACCAAAGTCAATTGAGTATGTACTACCTTCAACTAGTGTGTAATTATTTCTAGCACTAAATCCGTTTTCTAAGATATCAAGAATAATATCAAATTTAGCATTAAGAGCATCTTTAACTTGTGTACTAACATCGTTAATACTAGAATCAAACCACTGCGGAATTAAAGTTGTGTAATCTGATGGATAAACTTTTGTTCCAAATTCACATTCAAATAAAATACTATCAAGTACAACAACATCACCTGCACCTAATCCGTGTGCAGTAGTAGTTGTGATAATACCTTTACCTGTTGTATGACTATAATTAAAACCACTAATAGTATAATCAACCCCACTGAATGTAACAGTACCGCCACTAACATATGTGTGATAATAAGGATTTGTTCCAAGAGTAACTTGGAATGTATTTGTTGTTAAGTTATCTGTTTCAACAGCAAATCGTTTACTTTGTGTTAACAAGTCAATATTTTGTACTACACTATTAACAATAGCTTTAGCTTTTGTCATAGCCGCTCTAGTTTCTGTACCTTGTGAAATACGTGCTCTAGCACCTGAACTTGTACTAAAGTAGCGTGTAGCCGCTTGTATAGCGTTGAAGTTACTGTTTGTACCATTACCAATGTCAATAATCATTCCATCAATAATAAGCCCAACATCACGTTCACATGTGTTATCAGACGCAACTGGGTTCTCTGGTGCTACTAACGAATTAAGTCCATTAGTTATAACATTTGTAATTACACTTGTTAATGTGCTTGCTCTGTTTGCAACATCTTTAACACCTGTACCTGATTCAACTGCAAGTGTTGTAATAACTTGTGGTAAACTTTCTGGATATACTTTTGCTACTGTAGAGCCTTCAAATGTACAAGTAACATTAATACCTGCTATTGTAATAACATTTGTTGCACTTAGTCCGTGATTACCAACTGTTGTAATACTAGCAATACCTGTTGCTTCATCATAAGCAAATACACTTACTGGTAATACTGTATTATCTGCTTTAGTTACTGTACCACCGTTTACGTATACGTTTGCATAGCTACTTCTACCAATGTAGAATTGAAAAGCGTTTGCAGTTAAGTTCTGATCGTCAACAACAAATGTACCTTGCTTTGATGTATATGCTGTGTTAGATAATACATAGTTTACAACAAGGTCTCTTGCAAATTCAATTGCTCCATTTGTTTGTGCAATTTGGTCCGCAGTACCTAATCCTGTACCAGATGGGCCTACAGCATTTTGATTCCCTGCTAGATAACTAGAAGCCATTCTACGTGTTTCAATATTACCGCCTCTTGACAAGTCGTTAATCCATGCATCAACAATATAACCTACATCACGTTTACATTTTGCACTACTATAATCAAAGTTATTCCATATACCTGAACCACCAGCTGTTCCTACATTATGGTTAATCCAGTATGTAACTTCTTCTTGAATAAACTTTTTATTTTGTGCTAGAATTGCTTCAGCATTTGGATTTTGTACGCTTGTTGAAT